TAAAAGCAAGTATAAAGCACCAAAAGATTTAGAAAAATCTCAAAAACCAAAACCTAGAAAAGATTTAAAAGATTATACTACCGATGATAAAGATGGTGGTCTGAATCCTAAATCTACTAAAGAAAAACATCTCAACGTACTTCGCAAAACTGATAAAGAAATGCAAGATGACGGTAAAATGTATCCAACATATAATGCAGATGATCGTTTATATAAAGATATTGAAGATGGAGATTATGATCCAAAAACTGCAGCAAAACGTTTAAAGAAACGCCAAGATGATGAAGAAAAAGATATTAAAGATGTCTTAAAAGATAAAATTGAAAATTTAACTCGCGAACAAAAAGAACGTTTAGTTAGAGAATACGTTCGTAGAAAAATTGAAAAAATATTATTAGAACAGACAACAACTGAAGAACCACCAGCTGAAGAACTACCGGCTGAAGAACCTGCACTAGAAGATCCAACTGCGGCTCCAGCCGAACCAGCAGCAGATCCAACAGCAGGCGCGCCAATTGATCCAACAATGGCAGGAGCTGCAGCCGGCGTAGGTGTAGCAGCAGCCGCAGCACCCACAGCAGAACCAGCTGCACCAGCTGCTCCCACTACATCAACAGAGCCAACTCAAGAGCTAGGGCCAGAAGAACGCCAAACATTGAATGTTTCTAAGATTACAGATGTATTGTCAGCAGAACGTTCTAACTTAAGCAGAATTGAAACATTATTTAAAGGTATTAATCAAACATTTCAAGATGCAGATCCAGTAGATATTAAAAATTTCTATAGATTAATGTTGCGTACTATTGCTAAAAATTATAAAAAAATATCAGAACCTAAAGAAAACGAATAAAAGTTATATGTCAAATAAGTTACAAAATGTTAAAGCTATTCAACAAATGTTGGATGGCACTCACAAGTTCCAAACTAAAAAAACCGTAGGATTTTCTGATGCTAAAGATTCAGCAAAAAAATCTGAGCACCATGATGTAGGAGATGTTTGGGAAGAAACTGATGGATCAGGCGTTGTATATGTTGTAGAACAACGAGATGGTTTTAGAATTCGTAAAACAAAAAATTCAGATGTATTTCAATCAATACGAGAAGAACTTCGTGCATTCCCTAATTGTAAGAAGGAAACATGTACGTGTTTAGGTTCGCACCCATTAGATATTAAAATGCGTGGCATACATGGTATGTGTTTTGATTGCGTAATTGAAATGGAGCATGAAATGAAAAAGGACGGAACCTTTGATGAATATGCTCGAAACAAAGTACGAGAAAATGCATTAGCTTGGTTGCAAGATGCTGAACGAGATGTTGAACTTTTAAAACAAGCATATACACAAGCAGCAAACTTTGTATCAAATGCAGAAGGCGAAACAGAAACATGGGCAGCAAAAATGACACCAGAAGAATTTGAAGAAAATGTACAGAAAGAATTTGATAAGTTCAAAGAAAATTTTTTAAATAAACTAAACGGAGTAACAGAAACAAATGAAAACAATTAAGAACATTGTATTAGCAATCGTAGGAATTGCAGGAGCGATTATTGCTTTTTTTCTTTTTTCATCTAAAAAGAAATCAAACAAAATAGAAAAAATTGATGAACAAGTTAAAGAGAACAAACAAAAAGTTGCTAAAGCAGAAGCAGAAGTAAAAGAAATTGTTAAAAAGAAAACTGCAGTCAAAAAAGAAATTGTAGAAACAAAACAAGAAATTGTAGAGTTAGAAGATAAAAAAGAAAATTTAACAATTGAAGAAAAACCTGAAGAAGAAGTAAAAGATAATATCTTGAAACAAACTCGCAGAGGTCGTCCAAAAAAGGCATAATATGAAAAATATATTATTATTGTTCTTATTTGTTGCAACATTGAGTTATGCTCAAAAAACTAAAAAGATTGTCCCGGACACTGTTTGTTTTACTAAAGAACAAGCAGCTGATATTTCTTTTGTTTTAGATTCACTATGGGCAGCAGACGATATTAACAATGAATTAATTGCATCTTATAAACGTTTATCGAAAAAACAAGATTCATTGAGTGTATTAGATTCAATACATATTGTTAAACAAGATAGCATTATCATATGGCAAAAAAGCATTGTTAAAGATTTAGAAACAAAAATTGAATTAATGCAGCCGAAATGGCATGATAAAAAATCAGTATGGTTCGGATTTGGATTTTTATCTACTTTAGGAACTGGTATTCTAGTTAATCAATTAATTAAGTAATATGTCTCAAAATATAAAACAGATCATTCAACAACAGTACACGATGTGTGCGAAAGATCCTGTTTTCTTTATGCGTCAATATTGTTATATACAACATCCAAAAAAAGGAAAGATTAAATTTAATCTATTTCCATTTCAAGAAGATTCATTAACCGAATTACGAGATAATCGATATAGTGTTATATTAAAGTCTCGTCAGTTAGGTATATCAACACTTTCAGCCGGCTTTGCTCTTTGGAGCATGTTGTTCAAAGACGATTTCAACGTACTTGTTATTGCAACAACTCAAGAAGTAGCAAAAAACTTAGTAACCAAAGTACGTGTCATGCATGACAATTTACCTAGTTGGTTGAAAGGTACAATTGAAGCAGACAATAAACTTTCTTTGAAATTCAAAAACGGTTCGCAAATCAAAGCAGTATCATCTGCAACAACTGGTGCACGTTCCGAAGCATTATCATTGCTTATTATTGATGAGGCTGCGTTTATCCGTAATATTGAAGAAATATGGATAGCATCGCAAGCAACATTATCAACAGGTGGTGGTGCAATTGTATTATCTACTCCTAACGGCGTAGGTAACTGGTTTCATCAAACATGGGCAGATGCTGAAGCAGAGATTAATGGTTTTCATACAATTAAATTGCATTGGACAGTACATCCAGAACGAGATCAGGAATGGCGTACGCAACAAACTCAATTATTAGGTGAACGAGGTGCTGCACAAGAATGTGATTGTGACTTTATATCATCAGGACACACTGTTGTAGATGGTGGTATATTGTTAGAGTATGATGAAAAATGTTCGGAGCCAATCGAAAAACGAGGCTTTGACAATGGCTATTGGATATGGGAATATCCGGACTATCAAAAAGATTATTTAGTAGTAGCTGACGTTGCCCGAGGCGATGGTGGCGACTGGTCAACATTCCATGTTATCGACGTACAAGATATACGACAAGTTGCTGAATATAAAGGTAAACTGCCACCAAAAGATTTTGGTAATATGCTTGTAACAGTTGCAACGGAATGGAATAATGCATTATTAGCAATTGAAAATGCCAATATTGGTTGGGCAGCAATTCAACCGGCTTTAGACCGCGGTTATGAAAATTTATTTTATACATATAAAGACGACGGATATGTAGATGTAGATGTACAATTGAAAAAAGGTTATGATATGAAGGATAAAAGCCAAATGGTTCCCGGAGTATCAACCACAACGCGTACACGACCATTAATGATATCAGCATTAGAAATGTATATGCGAGAGCGAACTCCAGTAATTCGCAGCAAACGATTAATACAAGAACTTTTTGTATTTGTTTGGCTAAATGGAAAAGCTCAATCACAAACGGGATATAATGATGACCTCGTAATGGCATTTTGTATCGGTTTGTGGTTACGAGATACAACACTCAAATTAAGACAGCAAGGAATTGAACTTCATAAAAAAACTTTAAGTCAATTTCATAAATCGTCTGAACAAGTTATATTTACTGGCAAACCGTCAGACGGAGCAGATGGTTGGACGTGGAACAACGGCCATAACAACGAAAATTTGACCTGGCTTCTGTAACAAGTTATATTTATAATAAAGTAAAATAATATTATGGCGTCTTTAAGAAAACGTTTACAGAATCTATTTGCAACGAATGTTATTGTTCGAGCTTATGGAAAAGATAAATTACGAGTAGTCGATACAAATCGTCTACAGGGTGTAGGTAATTTAAATCAAACTAAAGTAGCAGACCGATATACTCGAATGCATGGTGCTAATAAGCATATGGTCGGAGGAAATGGCGGCTATGATTCAAATTACTATATGCATCAAAATCGTATGCAGCTTTATGCTGATTATGAAATGATGGACCGCGACCCTATTATTAGTTCAGCACTAGATATATATTCAGATGAATCTACATTAGCAGATCAATTTGGTGATATATTAACAATTAAAACAAATAATACCCAAATACAAAAAATACTTTATAATTTATTTTA